ATATGGCATTTAGAGATTCAGAAAAATCTAAGGTATTTGTTAAAGTAACAAAGACCAAAGTTCTTGCTGCATATGGACAACTAATAGAAGTTTTATTCTCACAAGGTAAATTTCCTATTGGTATATTTCCTACTACTGACCCAACAGGTGTTGCTAAGTATGCTCACTTAAAACCTGAGAACATGCAACAACAAGACCAAAGAATGGATGACATCTATGGTTTTGAAGGAGATGGTAGAGAAATAACTCCAGGTTCTACTGCTAATGATATCCTTAATGGATTGACAAAGAAGTATGGTAAGGCAGGTTTTGAAGAAGGTCCTGCACCTGATTTAAAAACAATGCCTCAGATTGAACCTGCAGAGGAAGCCGCAAGAAACATGGAAAAGTTAATCCATGACCAATTAGAAGAAACACATGCTATTTCAGTAATGCGACATGTATTATTTGAAATGTGTTTACTAGGTACAGGTATTCTTAAAGGACCTTTTAACTATGAACAAGCAGTTCATCAATGGGTATTAGATGATAATGGGGAGAGAGTATATCAACCTAAATCAAAGTTAGTCCCGAGAGTAGAAGCAGTTAGTTGTTGGGATTTATATCCTGACCCTGATGCCATTACCATTGATGATGCAGATTATGTTATTCAACGACATGTCTATACACGTTCACAGGTAAGAGACTTAATGAACAGACCTTTTATCAACCCAAATCAAAGTTAGTCCCGAGAGTAGAAGCAGTTAGTTGTTGGGATTTATATCCTGACCCTGATGCCATTACCATTGATGATGCAGATTATGTTATTCAACGACATGTCTATACCCGTTCACAGGTAAGAGACTTAATGAACAGACCTTTTTTTAGAAAGTCTGCTATCAAAGAATTACTATCAGGTGGACCAAACTATGAAACACGAAGCTATGAGACAGCTCTTTATGACAGAGAAAATCAAGAAGAGTTTAACAAAAATAGATTTGAAGTATTAGAGTATTGGGGTACAATTGATAAAACATTAGTAGAAGAAGCAGGTATGGAAATGCCTGATGATATTTCTAGTGAATTAGATGAAGTACAAATTAACGCTTGGGTATCTAACGGTCAAATATTACGATTAGTATTAAATCCATTTACTCCTGCAAGAAATCCATTTATGGTTTGTCCTTATGAGATTAACCCTTATCAATTCTTTGGTGTAGGTATTCCTGAGAATATGGATGATGCACAAACAATTATGAATGGTCATGCACGTATGGCTATTGATAACTTAGCACTAGCAGGTAACTTAGTCTTTGATGTTGATGAAACAATGCTAGTACCGGGTCAAGATATGTCTATCTATCCTGGAAAAATATTTAGAAGACAAAGTGGTCAAGTAGGACAATCTATTCACGGTTTAAAGTTTCCGAATACTGCACCTGAGAACATGCAGATGTTTGATAGATTCAGACAATTAGCTGATGAGTCAACAGGTATTCCTTCTTACTCACATGGTCAAACAGGAATCCAATCGACTACAAGAACAGCTTCAGGTATGTCTATGCTAATGGGTGCGGCAGCTTTAAATATTAAAACAGTTATAAAAAATATTGATGATTATTTACTACGACCATTAGGACAAACTTTATTTCACTGGAACATGCAATTCAATGCAGACATTCCTGATATCCAAGGCGACTTAGATGTGAAGGCTCAAGGTACAAGTTCCTTAATGACAAAAGAAGTAAGGTCACAAAGATTAATGACATTTATGCAAGTGGCATCAAATCAATTCCTTGCACCATTTGTTAAATGGCATAGTATTATTAAAGAGATTGCAAAGTCAATGGATGTTGACCCTGACCAATTAGTCAATGACCCCGAGAAGGCAGCAATCTTTATGAAGATGATGGGAGAAATGAATGGAAGTCAACAAATTGAAAACCCTAACGGGCAACAAGGTGGCATGGGAAATACTGGAGGAGTACCTGCAGGTGCAACTGTCACAGATACACAAGGGTCTGGAGGTGGCAACATCGGAGCAGGAGTTCCACAAACTCCAGGGCAAAGCGGCTTTACTGCACCAAATACTCAACCTGAGAGACCAATTGAATAAGAATGGCTGACTTATCTAAAATATTACAACAAGAATCGGAGGGGATTATGTTCCCCTTCAGAACAGGTGTACAATCCGCCACAACCGAACAACAAGTTTATGATTCTGCAACAGATGGTATTATGACTGTTACAGGACAACAATATACATTACCTGAATATAAAGGGCCAACTGCTACTATACAATATGGAACAGAAAAAGAAGGTTACCCTCGTATGTTACGAGAAATAGAACAAGGTGAATTACCACAGTTTAGACAAGAAGATTTTCCTGCAGTAGGCGAAGGTGTAATGGCACCGTCAACACCTGTAACTCAACCTGTAGAGCCTACTCCAACAGAACCTGAAGCACCTACTTATGACCCATGTCCTGCAGGATTTAAGTATGACCCAGTACAAAAAGTTTGTGTTCCAATAGAACAACCTAAAAGTGATAGACAAGAAGTAACTTTACCAGAACCTAAAAGTTTAACTAATCAAGCTAGAGACCTAAAAGGTACAATTAATTTTGATAAAAATATTAGTTCTACTGACCCTAATTTAAGAAAAGGACAATATGAGTATCAACCATCAAGAAAAACTTTAAATCCATTAGAGACTGGTGGAATTATCGGAACTGTAATGAATGGTTTGCATAATATTGGACAATACTTTAATGAAAGACAAGCTATGGATTTAGGTATATTGAGAGACAATGACGGTGACGGTAAACCTGATACAATAGATACAGTACAAGTTACTAGAAATTATCAAGAAGAAGAATTAGGATTACCTCCTGGAGCAAGAGCAACAGGTGCTGAATTATCTATGGAAGAACAAACTCAATATGATACTATGAAAAAAATATATGAAGAAGGTCAGATAAGTGGCACTCCAACAATTACAGCTGAAAAAGAAGAACCAAAAGCAGAAGAAGAAAAAACTTTAAAATCAGATACAGGATTAACAAAAGAAGTTACTCCTAGGTTTGAAGGAGGTTTTGGTGAATTAATGGGTGTAAAAGAATTTGGTCAATTAAACAGAGATGTAGAAGTTTTAGGAATGAGTATTGATGCATTACAAAAAAGTCTAGATACCATAACGGATAAAGATGAACTTCAATATCAAATTGGAAAATTAGATAGATTACAAAGAGATTTGTATGATAAAAATCAAAAACTTAAAAAAGAAAAAGAAAAACGACAAGAAATTACAGATAACTATAATAAATTACAAAAACAAAAACAAGAAGAACAGTTACAACAAATAAAAGAAGGAAAAGATACAAGGCAAACTTATGATAAACCTAGAACTCAAGAACAAAGACAAAGAGAAACAGGACAAACAGCAGCACAAAGAGCAAGTGCAACATCAACTACAGGTAAGTTTGAAAGAGCAAAAGCAGGAGCATCTGTTTCAGGAGAAAGATTAAGAGGAGGAATCTAATGGAAGAAGAAATGAGACAAGGTATGATGGGAGCAAATGTTCAGCCGACAGGTGCTGGTCAAGAACCTATGGAACTAGAGGTATCAGCTAGAGAAGTTTCTAACAATTTAAGAAATTTAAATGAAGAAGAGATGCAGTTAATTACACAATTAAACGTACCTCAGTTTAGAGATTTTATGTCAAAAGTTTTTGGTCAAGGATTTGGCATGGTTATGCAAGAAGCAATCCCTGAACCACAAGTGGCACAACCACAGCCACAACAACCAGTTTCACCACAAAGTGAAAGCCCTGCACCAATGACTGGTGAGGGAATGATGACGCAGCCACCCGTTCAATAACGGCCCTGCATAATAGGGGCGACCTGAATCCAACAGCACCCCGAAGGAGTATAAATGGAACAAGAAAACCAATCTGAAGTTGTTGAAGAAAAAGTTTCTGAGGCAACAGAAGAACAGGCAACACCCACTCCATACAAGAATCCTAATAGGAATCTAATGGACAAGGAAGACGAAAAGACAGCTACTGCAGAATCTGAGGAAGAATCTGACGAGAAGAAACCTAAAGATGAACACCCTGTCGGAGTAGAAGATGCTGTATTTAAGAAGCGTTATGATGACTTAAAACGGCATTATGATGAGACTGTATCTAAACATAAAGATGAAGTTCTCAAACTAAAGAAAGAAAGAGAAGCTATTGCATCTAAACCTATCTTTAAAACTAAAGAAGAATTAGAAGAATGGCGTAAGGATTATCCTGAGATGTATGATTCTGTTATGCAATTAACTACAGAAGCTACAATGAAAACTAAGCAGGAATTACAAGAGGAAATGTTAGAATTAAAAAAACAACAATCTCGACTTGCTAGAGAAAAAGCTGAAGTAGAACTTGCTAAGAAGCATCCCGACTTTCAAGATATCAGAGAAAGTTCTGATTTTCATGAGTGGGCATCTGTTCAGGATAAAACTGTACAATCTTGGTTGTATGATAATACAGACAATCCAACAGCAGCAGCTAGAGCGATTGACTTGTATAAATACGATAGAGGTCTTTCTACTAAGAAAGTTTCTTACGATGCTAAGAAAGAAGCGGCAAAATCTGTTTCTAAAACTAAGCCTAGTGAGAATCCGACTGATAAGAAAACTTGGACTTGGGATGAAATTCGCAAGTTAAAACCAAGCGAGTATGATAAGTTTGAGAAAGAAATTGATATGGCTAATAGAGAAGGTCGAATCAAATAAGAAAAATCATAACAACTTTAAATAATAAACAAAAACAAAAGGAGAAAAACGATGGCATTTACTAAATCAAGTGGATACGCTAATTTACCAAACGGTAATTTTAGTCCAGTTATCTACAGCCAAAAAGTCCAAAAGTTTTTCAGAACTGCATCTGTTGTAGAAGCTATTACAAATACTGACTACGCAGGTGAGATTGAAAACTTTGGCGACACTGTAAACATCATCAAAGAACCGACTGTTTCTGTTCAGGCTTACACAAGAGGTGCAGCTGTAAATCCACAAAATATTCAGGATGACCAGTTACAACTCGTTGTTGACCAAGCAAACGCTTTCGCATTTAAAGTTGATGATATTGAGGAAAGACATTCTCACATTAACTTTGAATCAGTTGCAACTTCTTCTGGTGCTTATGCATTAAAAAATGAATATGACAAGAATGTTATTGCAGCTATGTTTGCAGGTCCAAGTGCAAGTTCGCCTGACCATGTAATCGGTTCTGATGGTTCTGGAGTAGACGTAGGTTTTGGAACTTCTGAAATTGACCCTGTCGATTTAATTTCAAAACACGCTAAACTATTAAACAAACAGGATGTACCTGAAGAGAACAGATGGTTCTTAGGTTCACCTGAGTTTATGGAGCAACTAGGTCAAACTTCATCAAAACTTATGGATGATACTACTGGTAATGCAGCACCATTAAGAAATGGTAAAGTATACAGTGGTAAGATTATGAACATGGAAATCTATATGACTAATAACTTTGCAGCTAGTTCAACAAATGACTATTACAAAGTATTATCAGGTCATATGTCTTCCACTGCAACAGCTAACCACATTGCAAAAATCGAAGTTATCAGAGACACTGATTCATTCTCTGATGTCGTTAGAGGCTTACATGTGTTTGGTAGAAAAGTGTTACGTGACGTAGCTCTTGTTGCAGAACATGTCTTAATTGACTAATAGTAGGAGGAAATAGAAAATGGCAACAGATTATAACAGTAATATTACTTCTACTAACATCCCTTCAAAAAGAGGCTCAAGCATTCCTAGAGTTATCTCTGACGTAGTAGATTTTTCATCTACAACAAACGGTAATGGGGATACTTTTGACGTGCTTCCTCTTCCTGCTAACTCATTAGTTTTAGCAGCGGGGTGTGATGTATTAACAGCAGATGGTGCAGGTAACTCAGGTACTATCTCAGTTGGTGATAGCGTAGACGGAGACCAGTACGTAGCTGCCA